AGATGTTTATGATAATGTTAGCAGTCTAATTTCATTTGATACATTTCTTTCTCAGTACTCTACTACTTTAAACACAACACCGCTAAAAAACGACATCATACTTCCTTACTTAGATATGTGTAATGACAAGCAAAAGTTTGGGTATGCTGCTCGGCAGTTCTTGCAATTTGGTTATGATGAGAATAAGACAGGACTTATACCTGCATTTAAAGTTCAGTCTTTTGTAAACAGGTTTTTCAGTAAGGCAGGTGTTAGTGTGACTAGCAGATTTTTTGAGTTAGGCTCTTACGGAAATTCGTTGGCCAACAACGAGCCTGAAGATATGTATATGGTTCTGCCTACAAAAATTGATGCAGGTAGCCGTACAAGAACAAGAGGTTTTTATTTGACTAACGGTCCATACGATTTGTTTAGAAGTCAATATACTGCAGATGCTGATGCTAGTATAAGCACAGCAAAAGAGGTTGATGCTTATGAGTCTACAAATCAAAGTTATGGTTGGAATTGGAATAATACACCCTACTCAAATCCGATTGATACAAGTTACGGTCTAGAGTATAGAGGCCCCGACAAGAATGAAGGTGACTCTTTGACAAACGCTTACTTTGGTTCGCATATGTCATATAACTCTACAACGGTTCCTGAAGACTTATTGACAGGGAATAGCAGAAACCTAACTACAGGAAATTATGTTGAGTTCGGATTGCATATGATTAGGGTTTCGGCTAATAATTACGCTATGGTTAGTGATATTTATCCCTCTACATCAACAGCAAAAGTAGCATTGGTTGCTACACTTTGGGTAGATGGTAGCCCTGAGCAAACATACAGGATGTGTAATACGGATGGTACTATCAAAGAACTTGATGTCTCATCTGCAACTATTGTTCAGCCTTACTCAGGACTGACCCCCTATAGAGTATCAATAAATAATCAATGGGGCTACATAGATACTACTAGCAGCACTACCGACTTTACCTTCCATATGAGATGGGACCACTCTGATATTGGTCAGTTTATGTGGGAACAAAAAGAACATCCTATTATAGCGGGTTCTACATATGCAGTTTCTATTGGATTTGAAGTTTTAGAGGGGACAATAGATGTTGAGTATGTTTCTTCTTGGAGTAATAGCGGCACACACGGAGGTGGTTTGCCTCTTGGGATTCCTAATACATATGGAACAAAAAGCGTTAGTGATGAAGATGTGGTTAAAGGTTTGTTTTTTGTAAACACCTCAAACAACTTATTCGTAAGCGAATTGTATCTAGCGTTAAAATCCACAGGTTCTCATAATCCTTATTTTGAAGATGACGATGTGAATATATCGTGGTCTTTAGACAACATTGAACTGACTCCATTCAATGTTATGAAGCAAATTATGCTTAGGTTTAACTTATCTGCTGTATATAATCAGGATGATAACACCATAATAATTGATAGATTTCAGGACTTTAGAGACACAAACACTCTAAGCCTTGAAGATAAAGTTGATGATGCTGACCAAGTGCAGGTAAATATAGTATCTGATTTAGCGAAGAGTATAACCATATCAACAACCAAAAAAGATTTATACTACGATACATTTGGGTATGGTGAAGAGATATTAAATCAAGCGGGTTCACAAGAACTTAAATTTTCGCTTGAGTCTAGGTTCTACAATAATTCTCTTTGTGGAGATGAAACTTATTTGGATATACCAAATGGACTAAATGAATACGAGTATGGATTTACAATCAATGAGTTCACAAGCCACAAGGAAATTGGTATTGTGTTTGGATACATAAGTTCAGCACAGTATTCAACTAGACTAAGAAGGGGTAGATTTGTTTCAAAAGGTGATTACTTGGGCCTTATCTATGATGTCTTTAGAACGCACACATTCCCTAGGTTTGTTGGTTCTAAATCAGGAACTATGCCTTTATACCATTACGATGAGAATGGAAACCCAACAGACCTTTATACATTCTTTAAAGGCAATGATAATATATTATATCAAAACAACCCAACGGTCAACTTTAATGCTCTTCTAGATAAAGAATATGCATTCAATATTAAAGACAATTATTCAGTAGTTTCAATACCTCAAGTAAATGGTGCGGATTTAATTATCAAGAGTGTTAGCGGTAAAATGTACGACCAAGGAATCTACGCTGAGATTGAAGCCATAATATTGTAAATTATTCATATGGCTACTTATAACGACTATCCACAATCTGCTTCTAATAACGCTAAGAAAGTACTAGCGTGGAAAAAGAAGTATGGTAAAGAGGTAAAGGGGATGACCCCTGTGGGATGGGCAAGAGCCAAACAACTTGCATCAAAAACAAAACTTAGTTATGAAACTATTGCTAGAATGGCTGCGTTTAATCGCCATCGCAAGAATGCTGCGATTGACCCGAAGTATAAGGACACTCCTTGGAAAGATAGAGGCTATGTCGCTTGGCTCGGTTGGGGAGGAACGAGTGGTGTTAATTGGGCAATTAAGAAGGCTGAGTCAATCCGAAGAGGAAGCGTTAAGGCAAGTGTTGACAGCGGTGACCACGCTTGGGGTGACCGTAAAGTGGAGGATAAACTCGCAACGCAAGGCAAGGATGGAGGAATTAAGAAATCTCCCAAAGCACCTAAAAGCGGTACTCCTGAAAAAAATCCGAAAGGCGTTGGAAAGGGTGGCAAACTATCTCCTGCGATTATAAAACAAATCACCAACAAGGTCAACAAGTACAATGAAAAGTACCCTGATAAAAAGATTGGTGTCGGAAGTGCAAAGCGTGTTGTACTTCGTGGTATGGGCGCATACAATACATCTCACTCACCCAAAGTCACATCGGCTGTACAATGGGGGTTGGCGAGGCTAAACGCATTTATGTACTTGGTTAAGAATGGAAAACCATCAAACCCTAAGTACACACAAGATAACGACTTGCTACCAAGTTGGCATAAAAGAAGTAAAAAGTAATGAATAAGGATTTACCATTATACGATATTACACTTGAGGATTTTGCACAGGGTATGTACAAAATTTCTCTCGTGGACAAACCTGCGATTGAGGAAAACTTCATCTACTTCAACAAAACCGAGGTAGTGGAGATGTTCGCCAATGATGAAAAACAAGAAGTAGTAGGACCTATTATGATTCCTAATAAAGAAATCCTACGCTTCAGTCCTGAGAATGGATATTACTATGTTAGGTTCACGGAAGAAACAATCCGTGAAATTATGTATAACTACTCTAAGAAGGGTTTGTTCAACGAATTTGGTATTCACCACGAGTACGACACTCAGGATGTGGTGATGCTAGAAGTTTGGATGAAGGAAAGCGATAACGATAAGTCTAAGGACTATGGCTACGACCTTCCAAACGGAACAGTATTCGTAAAGGCTAAGATTGAGTCTAGCGAATTATTTAGTGCTATCAAAAACGGAGAAGTCAATGGATTCTCCATTGAGATTCAAGCCGATATTAAACCTGTAAATAATTTAGAAATGAATGAATTTGCTTTTGCTAAAGAACTAGGCAAAATGGAAGCCACTTTTGAGGCTACACTTGCTAAGTTCCAAGCACAAATTACCGCTCTAGAAGAAGAAAACGCAAACCTTCTAGAAGCAATGACCTCTTTTGAAGAAAAGTTCGGTGGCGTTGAAGACTTAAAGTCTGCTATTGAGATGATTCAAAAGCATATCTCATCAATGGGCGAGACTCAGGAAAACGAAGAAACTCCTGAAGAAGAAATGGAAGGCCACGATGATGAAGATAAAAAAGAAGAAGAAATGGTTGAAGAAAAACCTGAAAAGGAAATTGCTCCTGCAGGTGAAGAATCAACTGTTGTTGAAGAAAATGCGAAGGAAGAAGAAACTTACGAGGCTACTGAAGAAGTGACTGAGGAATTTTCTGCTGAAGAAGAAGTAACTGAAGAGTCTATTGAAGAGCAGTTCGCTGCAGAGCAGAAGGCTGAAGAGACTGAAGAAGCAGTAGAAGATAAGACAATCAACTTTAACGGTATCACACCTGAGAAGGTTGCTTTGATTAACAAGTTCTTCAATCGTAAATAAAATTGTAAATTAAGTAAAACGAACTAACTAAAATTTAGATAAAATGTCTGTATCTATTTCTAACCTACCTTATGGTGACCGCAGTCGTGACTTGTTCATTGACTCTATGGTAAAATCTGCTGCAGTACTTAACCGCTTCCGCTTGGTTGATGGTGTTAAGGCTAAAGTAAATGTGCCTATTTTTGATGCTGCCCTTACTTTCGGTAGCGATATTTGTGCTTGGGACCCTCAAAGCACTGCCTCTATTGGCGAAAAAGAAATGACTGTAAACGATTACAAATGGTCTTTCTTGAATTGTAAGAACGCTCTAGAAGATTCTTACCGTGGATTGTTGTTGAAGAAAGGTCAGCACAACCCTGAAACTATGGACGCTGAGTTCAAAGATTGGGTATTTGACTACTTCGCAAAATTGTCTGCTCAGAAGGCTCTTGAGTTGGCTGCAAGTGAATTGACTACTGAAATGTTGGCTGATGCTGATGTTATTGACCACACTCTTGTAGGTGGTTTAACTAGCGCAAACATTCTTGATGAAATGGAAGCGGCTTACTCTGCTATGAGCGATGTAATGTTGTCTGCTGTTTACGGAGATGCTGACCGTGATTTCAAACCTTCTTTCTTCTTGGGTACTCAGGCTATGCAAGTTTACCAAATCGCTATCGCTGAGAAGTACACTACTACTCCTCAAGGTATCGTAGAAGGTAACATCCCTCCTTACTTCGGTATGGAAGTTGTACACTTCCCAAGCCTTGCTGCAGGTGAGTTCATCGTATCTGCTCCTCAGAACTTGGTGATGTTGACTGATGATTACAACGATGTTCGTGCTATTGATATGAAGTACGAGTCTGAGTTGTCTTCTGATAAGATTTGGGGCCAATTCAAACTTGGTTTCTCTTACTTGAAAGGCGAAGAGGTAGTTTACGCTCACGCATAATAATTGAATAGAAGGGGGAGGTCATCCTCCCCTTTTTACTCTTAACCCTTAAAAAACGAAAACAAATGGCTTGTAATATCACTCTTGCTGATGTAACTTTCTCTTGTGATGACCTCGGTATCGGTGGTCTAAAGAAAGTATACATCGGCAATAAGGCTGACTTGGTTAGCGTTGTTGCAGTAGCAAACGATGTAGTTACTATTACTCCTAGTACTACAGGTTTGGATACTGATGGCGATGTAATTGAGATTCAGTTTAACTTAAAAGATGGTTTCTCAGTTTTCTCTGAGACTAAGACTGTATCTGCTGATGGTGTTGTTTCTTCAGTACCAACTATCTCTATTGAAATTCCTAAGATGAGCGAAGACCACCGCAACGCTCTTAACAATATCGCTAAACCTGCTGCTGAGTTGGTTGCTTTTGTTGAGACTGCTGCAGGAACTTACCATATGGTAGGTTGGGAATACGGCTTGTACGCTTCAACTGTTGATGGTAACTCAGGAACAGGTCGTTCTGAAAAGAACCGCTACCAAATCACTCTAACAGGTGAAGAGGATAGCCTTTCTTACAGCATCGCTGCTGCAGAATGGGCTGATGTAATTGCATAAGCAATTCTTGTAAATTAATACAAGGGGTGGGGTATTGCCCCGCCCCTTTTTATTTGATAGATTATGAGTTTCAATTGTAGTATTTTCCTAGAAGACATTGATATTAACTGCAACAAAAGTAATGCAGGTGGAATTAAGCGTGTTGTTCTAGGATTGCAAAGAGGCTTGTCTATCGCACTTGACCCTGTTGATGAGACACTAATTACTCAACTAGAGTTGCGAGACTCAGTTGTGTTTGAACATAACCCTAAAGACTCTAGAACATCCTTTAACGAGTCTAAGACCACTAATAATGGTCTAGGTGTTATCAATACAAACATCGTTGTTAGACTGCCTATCATTGATAGAAAGATGAATAAAGTAGACTATATGTCTAGAAGAGGGGACATCGTTTGTTTGTTATATCACAACAATGGAACGGTAACTCTTAGCGGATGGATGGATGGTCTTGATATGAATTTTACGGCTACTAGCGGGACAACGAGAGGTGAACTTTCATATATAGATGTGGAACTAAACACTCAGAGTTGGATTGCTTCGTTGGCCATTGAAGATGAAGGAGTAATACAACTACCATAATGTATGCAATTTTCACGCAAGGATATAGTAGTGATGCTACTCAATATGACAAGGGTTTTCTTGAT